TTCAGGCGGGGGTGCGCCGCTTCCAGCGAAATATCACGGCATGGATTACGTGCCTTACGACGGGATGACGGCTCGTCTGCATAAGGGCGAGCGGATTATGCCGGCCAGCGAGAACCGGGCGTACACCGAAGGGCAGGGATCAGGAGGTTCGATCTCGATCACAGGCAATACCTTCAACGTGCGGCAGGAATCAGACATCGATGCGATTGCGAGAGCGCTGGCGCGGGAGATTAAAGCGGCAGGAGGATTGATGGCATAATGGCATCTCTTCAATTCTGGCTGCAGACGATGGATTTATCGGATTCCTTATGGCTCCCCGTCAATCCGGAGCAGGTATCCGTCAAGAGCTCCCATGGCTACGAGGATGTACAGGTGACGCAGCTCGGGGAATATACGATTATCGGTGAAGCGCTGCTGAAGGAGTATTCGTTCTCGTCCTTCTTCCCGCGTGACTATCACCCTGGATACTGCGAATACGAGAAGCTTTTGGAACCATGGGATACCGTCCTGAAAATCGAGAAATGGATGAAGAGTCGTAAGCCGGTACGCTTTAATGTCACAGGGACGAAAATTGAAAATCTCGTCGTGACGATTCGCTCCTTCCAGTATAACGAGCGCGCAGGCAACCCGGGCGATATCTTCTATGATATGGAGCTAAAGGAATACAAGGCGGTGGAGTTCCGGCAGGTCGAGACGAAGGGCTCGGGGCGAGCTACCGTCATCGTGGGAGAGCAGCGGCCGGATGGCAGGGATATGCCGACCTCCTATGTCGTCATTCCTGGCGATACGCTGTGGAAAATCGCCCAGCGTACGCTGGGCAGCGGCGATCGGTGGAAGGAAGTCTATGCCGCGAATCAGCAGACGATCGGCAAAAATCCGAATAAGATCTTTCCCGGACAGAAGCTGGTGATTCCTTCATGAATTGGAATGTGATCTATAAGGATAAGGAGCAATCGATCTATCTCGATCCGATTATCAAATCCGTGCAATGGTCCGGGGATATTAAGCAAGCCTCCCGGAAGCTTGTGGTCGACTTATCGAATACAGACAATAAGCGCGATCTGTTCATGACCTTCGAGAAAGGAAGCGAGCTGCGGCTCATGCTGGATGAGAAGGTGGAACTGTTCCGCGGCATTCTGTTCGCGGACTCGATCAACTCAGACGGACAGATGACGCTGACGGCTTACGACGAGAACATCTATTTGACCAAAAATAAAGACACCAAAATCTTTCGCAATCAGACCGCGTCTGCGGTGATCAAACGGTTATGTAATGAGTTCTCTATCTCGATCGGCAAGATTGAAGATACGGGCTTCGTCATTCCGAAGCTCGTGTTCCGCGAGAAAACGCTGTTCGAGATGATGGTGATGGCGCTAACGGAATCGCAGAAGCAGAATGGCGAGGCTTTCTATATCACCTCGAAGGAAGGGAAGCTGCAGCTTCTCCCGCGCAAGGAGCAGAAGGTGCAGTGGGTGCTGGAGAATGGCGTGAACGTGCTCGGCGCGAGCTATTCCCAGTCGATTGAAGATACGAAGACGCTGGTGAAAGTGATTGGCGGCGATGCGAAGAAGAAAGAGATAGCGGCGAATGCCAAAGATAGTGAGTTAATCAAACGATACGGCATCATGCAGCATCTGGAGAAGCCGGACGGCAGCATGACGAAGTCGCAGATGGAGCAGCGGGCGAAGCAGCTGCTGAAGGATCTGGCGACGATCGACGATGAAGCGAGGATCGAATGTCTCGGGATTCATGAAGTCGTCTCGGGATTGGCTGTCTACGTGAAAGAGTCAGTGACAGGCATATTGGGCGGCTACTATGTATCGGCGGATGACCATCGCTTCGAGAAAGGCAGCCACACGATGTCGCTCACGCTGTCGGCCACCGACGATATTCCGAAGATGGAATATAAAGAAACGAAGGGGGGCTAGGTTATGGAAAGGATTGAAGGCTCGGGTGCCAGTCAGCTGGTCCAGCTGATTCGGGCCATCGGCTACAATACAGACGTATCGATTGAGCTGGCCACGGTCACTTCTGCGCCTCCTAAGCTGAAAATTAAGGTGGACCATATGAATATTGAACTGGAAAAGGACGATTTGATCGTCGCCCAGTCGTTAACGAAGCATACACGGACGATCAATATTACGAGTGATAGCAGTGCGGAGATGTCGTCGAGCAGTGTTTCATCGACGAATGAAGTCAAAGTGATGGTAGGCAATGTTGCGGGAACAGGTGCCGCGACTTTCGGTAACCTGTCAATGAAGTCAGCCAAGTTTACCCTCAAAGATGCGCAACTGGAATTCGTTGACGAATTGAAGGAGGGGGACCGCGTGCTTGTCGCGGGCATTCAGCAAGGTCAGACCTATCTCATTCTGGATCGGGCGGTGATGTACTAATGGCATTATCTCCACTGCAGAAACAGGAAGAACGTTTTACCGTGGTCAAGGCAAGCCCATCGCCCTCCAGAACGTATGCCTTCGATTTTGATACTGGTGAGTTTGCAGGGCGGATGACCGACGGGCAAGAGGCGGTGCGGCAATTCATACGCAAAGCGATCGAGACAGCGCGTTATCGGTTCTTGATCTATAACAGCAGTTATGGCTGCGAGCTCACGACGCTGCTTGGCCAAGATATCTCGCATGAGCTATTAAAACGAGAGATCGCACGGGTCATTACAGAGGCGCTCCTCGTCGATGACCGCATTCAGGTAGTCGATGAATTTGAAATACGGCGGGACAATGATCAAATTTTTGCAAATTTTACGGTGCATACCCATGAAGGGGTCATCAAGCAGGAGGTGAGCTTCTAACCGTGTACGAGTCACAGACGAAAGCAGAGATTTTGCAGCGGATGCTGGCGGCAACGCCGGAGAATCTAGATAAGCGACAAGGCTCCATAACCTTCGATATGCTCTCTCCCGCCGCGATTGAATTGGCCCATGCGTATATTGAACTGGACAACGTGCTCCGATTCGGGTTCGCAGGACCCGATCAGCCATCGGAATATTTAGATCGAAGAGCCGCAGAGTTTGGCGTGACGAGACATCCTAGCGTCAAGGCACAAGGGACAGTGATTTTCACGGGTGACAATGAACTTGTGATTCCGATCGGAACGGCTGTTGCGACAGATGAAGAGCAGGCCATCGTGTTTGTAACGGTAGAGGACGGGGTAATTGTAGGCGGCAAAGCCGAGGTACGGGCAGAAGCGAAGGTTGGCGGCGCATCCGGGAACGTCGGTAAGGGGCGAATCACGCTCGTGCTCGGGAATTTATCCGGTATCGTGACGGTAACCAATACCAAAGCCTTCACGAACGGAGCAGACACCGAATCGGATGAATCGTTGCTTGGACGTTACTTGGACCGCGTTCGCAGACCGGCAACGAGCGGGAACGTCTGGCATTACCGGCAGTGGGCGCTTGAAGTCCGGGGCGTCGGGGATGTGAAAGTGTTTCCTGTTCGCGATGGCAACGGAACAGTAACCTTGTCATTATTATCCGTCGATAAACGAGCGCTTGATCTGGATACGGTGGGAGAAGTCGAGCGCGCTGTGAAGGAACGCCGTCCGGTAGGCGCGCGCGTCATCGTTAATCCAGCAGGCGAGGTTCCGATCCATGTATCGGCCAAAATAAAGCTTGCAGCGGGAGCGACGGTCAGTGAAGTCAAAGCAGCCTTCGAGAAGGAGCTGACGGCATATTTAGCAGAACTTGCTTTTCAGCATCCTATTGTTCCTTATAATCGGATTTTTGGACTGCTGCTGAACATCAAAGCGATCGCGGATTTCAGCGAATTGACGATTAACGGCGTCGCCAAAAATTTGGAGATCGTGGATGACGAGGTTGCGGTTTCCGGGACGGTGAATTTCATTGTTACGTAATGTGGAGAAGATTGGGATCGACATGCTGGATTATTTGCCCCGATATTACGGGGAATCGAAAGTCGTACAGAATTTAACCGAACGTGAGTCTATTGAGCTGATCCAATTTCAAGCGCATGTGCAGGACGTGTTGAATCAATTTTTTATCGATACGGCCACTTGGGGACTGGCGAGATGGGAAGAAATTTGCGGGATTCCGGTAGACGAGAAGAAGCCAATCGATCAGAGACGTTCCGTCGTGAAGTCGAAGCTCCGCGGCGCAGGAACGGTCACACTGGCCACCATCAAAAATGTCGTGGATTCCTTCGAGAACGGACAAATCGATATTTTCGAGAATTTCGACAAATACGAAGTGGTCGTGACGTTCATCGGAACGCGGGGAAGCCCTGCGAACATAGAGGACGTGAAGCGGACGGTACGCGAGATTACGCCGGCGCATTTGAATATCAAATATCTATTCACCTACTTGCGCTGGGATGAGCTGGATGCGGCGGATTTGACTTGGAATGAACTCGAGGCTCTGAATAAAACCTGGGATCAACTTGAGGTGTGGAAACCATAGAAAAGGAGAGCGTCATGTATGCGTAAATTGCCCAGCGGGCTAAAAACGTTTGAAGCGAGCGATACGGTCCGGCGTATCGCGCAGAATGAGAATATTGAAGCGACGGATGCTTTGTTCCATGATACGAAAGGGCATCGTCATACGGGAATAGCAGGCGATGCGCCTCAGATCGGCAGAGAAGGAATCGCTTCGCTTGCCGTGTCGACGGAGAAAATCGCGGACGCGGCTGTAATAAACTCGAAGATCGGCGATGGAGCCGTCAACAGTGCGAAGGTAGCGAAGGGAAGTCTTGATCGCAGCCATCTGCGTCAATCGGGGGGGAGCGCGAACATTGCAAAATATAAGAAAGTGACGGTAACCGAAGGCAGC